GTCACCCTTGAAAATTGGAGTGTGCAGGAATCCGCTCACCCTCATTTTTTTCTTGTGACTTTGAAATGAAATGCTGTTCATAGCTTGAATAAAAATTCAAACACATAATGGTGAAGTGCAATGGTAGGACGCAAAGCAACTCCAAAAGAGATTCGAGACCTGACCGGCCTCAAAAGCTCGCACCCTCCAGCCAACCCGAAAGGCCTGAAGGTCAAGCGTCCTATTGGCGGTCCGCCTAATTGGATGACTGATCTGCAGAAGGAGATATGGCGGGAAGGCTTGGAGAATGCCCCGGCAAACTTGCTCAAGGCAATTGACGCATCACTCTACCAGACTTGGGTCTTTGCTTGTTACTCGCAGCGTCGAGCTTCACAGCAATTTGAAAATGGCGGCGGGCAAATGGTCGTCTACAGTGTTAATGGCTCGGCTCGCGCCCACCCCTTGCTCGCGGTTATTCGCGCGGAAGGCGCGACAATGCTCAAGTGTGCATCAGAAATGGGGTTCACCCCAACATCCCGCATGAAGGTAAAAGCAGATGGCCCAGACAGCGGCGAAGACCCGACAAACCCGTTCGAGCAGTTCAATACCAACGGTCCTATTACCACCGGCAAGCGTCAAAAGCCCAACTGAGAAAGCCAACTGGTATATTGAGCGGGTCTTGGACGGGTCAATACCTGCTTGTAAGTGGGTCAAGGCAGCTTGTAAGCGGCAACGTGATGACCTCAAGCGGAAGTCATGGCGGTATCATTTTGATAAAGATTTCGCGAACCGCCCTTGTAACTTCGCTGAGGCTTTGCCTCATATCAAGGGCAAAGCGTTTGCCGGCAAGAACCTTGAGTTCAGTCCGTGGCAGTGCTTCATTGTTACAACCGTATTTGGTTGGGTTGACATCGACGGTAATCGCCGATTCAAAACCGCCTATATCGAAGTGCCCCGCAAGAACGGCAAATCCACAATGTCCGCGCCAATTGCGCTATTTTGTATGGCAGCAGACGACGAACCGGGCGCGGAAGTCTACAGCGCGGCAACGACGCGCGATCAGGCAAAGATCGTTTGGGCAGATGCAAAGTCGATGGTGGATAAATGCCGTCCGTTGCGCAACGCGCTCGGGGTGGGTACGTCGGTGCACGCAATCTTCCAGCTTCGCTCGGCATCCAAGTTCCTGCCGCTTTCCCGAGACCAGCAAGGCAACCTCGACGGTCTCAACATTCATTGCGCGGTGATCGATGAGCTTCACGCGCACAAGACCCGCGACGTTTGGGACGTCATCGAGACAGGTACGGGCGCGCGCACCCAGCCACTTATCTGGACGATTACTACCGCAGGGTCAAATCGCACAGGTATCTGCTACGAGCAGCGCGCCTACGTAATGAAGGTTTTGGGAGGCAAGCACCCGGACGATTCGTATTTTGGGATCATCTTCACCATCGACAAAGAAGATGTGGAGAAGACAAACTATTTTGCAGACCCGGCCGTGTGGGCAAAGGCCAACCCCAACTTCGGGATCTCGGTTAACCCGGACGATTTGGCCCGCAAAGCTCTCAAGGCACAAAAGACGCCGAGCGCGCTGAACAACTTCCTCACCAAGCATCTCAACGTTTGGGTCAATGCTGACTCACCTTGGATGAATATGCTGGCTTGGGACGAATGTGAAGACGCGGATATGGATGAGAAGGATTTTGCCGGCAGCGACGCGATCCTGGCATGCGATCTCGCGACCAAGACCGACATTGCCCCCAAGATCCGAGTTCATATGCGCATGGAGCATACCGTCAAGGAGGATGGTTCAACGCAATTGCTCCCTCACTATTATGTATTCTCCAATTTCTACCTCCCGCGCGCCGCAATTGAAGATGGCCGCAACGCTTCGTATGAGGGGTGGGAGCTTGAAGGGCTTTTGAAGGTAACACCAGGCAACACAACTGACTTCAAGTACATTGAAGATGATATCAAATCTGACGCATCACTATATAACCTGCTTGCTGCGGGCTTCGATCCATGGCAGGCGAGCTATCTAATGCAGCGTCTTCAAGTAGATAATCTCAATGTAATGGAGTATCGTCAGACTGTGCAGAACATGTCTCAAGCAATGAAGGAACTTGAGGCGATCATCCTAGAAAAAAGGCTTCATCATAATGGTGATAAAGTGCTACACTGGATGATGAGTAATGTTGTTGGGCATTATGACGCAAAAGAGAACATCTACCCAAGGAAGGAAAAGCACGAGAACAAAATTGACGGAGCAGTTGCGTTGATTATGGCAATCGGGCTTTGGATGATGCCTCGAAAAGAAGAACCAAACTTTGAAATTTTCTTTGTCTGATTGCGGGGATCGGAAACATGCCGCAGAAAATGAACCGAGCGTATTCGACGCTCAACGTCAAGGCTGTTGAAGAGAACGGCAAGCGAATCATTCGCGGCACCGCTTCGACGCCGAACACTGACCGCATGGGCGACATCGTCGTACCGGAAGGTGCGAAGTTCACGCTTCCCATCCCGCTGCTTTGGCAGCATCAGCACGGCTCGCCCGTCGGCAATGTCACTGAAGCGACTGTCACCAAGAAAGGCATCACCATTGTAGCGGAGATTGCCCAAGTCGAAGAAGAAGGCATCCTCAAGGACTTCCTTGATTATGCCTGGCAGTCGATCAAGGCCAAGCTGGTTCGCGGTCTCTCCATCGGTTTCAATCCGCTGAAGTATTCGTTCTTGGACGATGGCGGTATTGAGTTCAACCTTTGGGAATGGTTGGAGCTTAGCGCTGTAACTATTCCCGCAAATGTGGAAGGCACCATTTCTTCCGTCAAGTCGTTCGATCAGGCAGCAATGGCCGCGCTAGGCCGCAAAGATATGCCTGTTGTGCGACACGTTGTTACTCCCGGCGCTACGGGAATCCAGAAAGACAAAACCAAACCCAAACCCGGAGTAGCAGCAATGGACATCAAGACTCAGATTGAAAACTATCGCAAGCAGAAGGCCGACCTTCTGGAGAAGATGAACGGTATCATGGCCAAGGCAGCTGAAGAAGGCCGCACGCTCGATGGCGAGGAAGAAGCGGAGTACGATGCGTGCAATGCGCAGATGGAATCGATCGACAAGCATCTGCCGCGTCTCGAAGCGCTTGAGAAGTCGCAGCAGGGCATTACGCTTCGCTCGGCAACGCCGGTCGCTGGTGATAATGCACCCGACGGTTCCAATGTACGTTCGGGCAATGCCAACCTCGTCGTTCGCAATACGCAGAAGCTGGAGAAGGGCATCGAGTTCGCGCGCTTCGCGATGTGCTTGGCCACTGCCAAGGGTTCGCTGAGCGATGCTTACGCGATTGCGCAGAACCGGTTCCCGCAGAACGAAGCTGTCGTCAACTCGCTCAAGGCAGCTGTATCTGCCGGTACGACGACCGATCCGACGTGGGCTGGTCCGCTGGTCGAGTACAACACGCTGGTTGATGAGTTCATCGAGTTCCTTCGTCCCGCAACGATCATCGGCAAGTTCGGCAACAACGGCATTCCTGGCTTCAACCGTATCCCGTTCAACGTCCACATCAAGGGTCAGACCTCGGGTGGCGCTGGTTACTGGGTCGGCCAGGGCGCTGCGAAGCCGCTGACCAAGTTCGACTTCAATGACGTGTACCTGGGCTGGACCAAGGTTGCCAACATCGCGGTCCTGACTGAAGATCTTCTGCGCTTCAGCAATCCCTCGGCCGATACGCTGACGCGCAATGCGCTGGCAGCTGCGCTGATCGAACGTCTCGACATTGACTTCATCGATCCGGGCAAGGCTGCCGTATCGAATGTGTCGCCTGCCTCGATCACGAATGGTGTTACGCCGATCACCGCCAGCGGCACCAATGCTGCGGCCGTTCGTGCTGATATCGCTCGCCTGTGGGCCCCGTTCATCAACAACAACATCAGCCCGACCACGGCCGTGTACATCATGTCGCCGATGACCGCGCTGAAGTTGTCGCTGATGCGCAACACGCTTGGCCAGGTTGAGTTCCCCGGCATCACCATCAACGGCGGCACGCTCGACGGTATCCCGGTTGTCACGTCGAACTACGTGGCGTCGGATACGGCCGGCAGCCTGATCATCCTCGTCAATGCGGAAGATATCTTCCTCGCTGATGACGGTACGGTGACCATCGATGCGTCGCGTGAAGCTTCGCTGCAGATGGACAACGCGCCGACGATGAACAGCACCACGCCGACTGGCACGACCGTTGTGTCGATGTTCCAGACCAACTCCGTCGCGCTTCGTGCCGAGCGTTACATCAACTGGATGAAGCGTCGCGCGCAGGCTGTCGCCTTCCTCGACGAAGTTAACTACGCTTAATCGGTAGTTTGTTCCGAACACCGCGCCCCTACCTTTGGGGGCGCGGTATTTTTGGAGATCAAGAGAATGAGCAGCGCGATTCCGTATAGCAAAGAACTGATGCAGCATCTCAGCTTATCTGAAGGAAGCATCAACAATCGTATGTTGCGTTCATCGAAGGTAGCTACGAAGCCAAAAGTCAAGAACAAGAACAAAGACAAGAAGAATCGCCTGGGAACTGCACCTGGCGAATATCTGAACCGTTCTTTGGACAAGGCGAAGGATTAAGACATGGCCATCCGCGAAGCACTGGCGCGAGTTGTTAAACAAGTTCTGTCGCCTGTGGATAATCGCGGCGGCGGCTGGTTCAGTCTTTGGGGAACGATTGAGGAAGCATTCTCAGGCGCGTGGCAGCGCAACATCAAGGAGCATCGCGCAAGCGTCCTCCATTACTCTCCAGTCTTCTCGTGCATCACGCTGATCGCGAGCGACATGAGCAAGATGGAATGGTGCATTCGCCAGTGGAATGAAAAGAATCAGATCTGGGAAAAGGCAAAGCGCTCGAAGGCATCTCAGTATCTCAAGGTGCTTCGCAAGCCCAACAATTACCAGAACCAGAACCAGTTTCGTGAATGCTGGATGATCAGCAAGCTGACCCACGGTAATACGTATGGTCTGATCGTGCGGGATCTTCGCGGCATGATTCAGCAAGTCTTCATTCTCGACCCAACGCGTGTGACGCCACTCGTCACTGATGATGGCCAAGTCTTCTACCAGCTATCTCCTGATAACATGACAGGGGGCTTGCTCAAGAATGGCGTCGTTGTGCCGGCATCCGAGATCATTCACGACCGCTTCAATTGCATGTTCCATCCCTTGGTCGGCATCTCGCCGATCTTCGCTTGTGCACTGCCTGCGATGGTTGGTATCAAGGCACAAGACAATTACTACACCTTCTTCAAGAATGGCGCGCGCCCGAGCGGCATCCTTACCGCGCCTGGTTCGCTTACGAAGGAAACGGCAGCCACGCTGAAGAAGCAGTTTGATGAAGGCTTCACTGGGAAGAACGCTGGCAAGACCGCTGTTCTTGCTGACGGTCTCAAGTATGAACGTGTAACGATGAGTGCTGTCGATTCGCAGATGGTTGCGCAGCTGCAGATGGGCACTGAGATGATCTGCGCGACATTTCACGTTCCGCAGTACAAGATCAACGCTGGTCCTGCGCCGTCAGCAGAGAACATTGAATCGCTGCAGCAAGACTACATCAGTACAACTCTTCAGAAACACATTGAAGATATGGAAGCAGTTTGGAATGAGTCTCTGGGCCTTGATGAGAACGTTTGGGCTCATCTTGACACTGACAACCTGCTGCGACTCGATCAGAGTACGTTGATGAGCACGATGAAGGAAGGCACAGGCGCTGCTATTCTCTCCGCGAATGAAGCGCGTCGCAGGTTCAACCTAGCTCCTGTCAAGGGCGGCGACTCTCCGCTTGCTCAGCAACAGAATTACTCGCTTGAGGCGCTCGCTAAGCGCGACGCAAAGGATGACCCATTTGCAACTGGCAGTAGCACACCTCCCGCGAATCCCCCGGCAGCGCCGACTGCTGAAGAGCCTACCGATGAAGACGCGAACCAATCCGAACAGCTCAGCGCTGAATTTCTCACAAAGGCTTTCCAAGCCCTTGAGTTGGAGTTTGCATAATGAACAGTGCTGAACAGTTCGCGAAAAATGTCGCGACCCTCGTCAAAGGCGTTATCGAGAAGTCCATAAAGGTCTTCCACGAGCGCATCGAATCGTTGGAGCGATCTCTTGAAGTCAATCGTCTCAGTCTGGACGATTTGATTGAGAGGATTGATACGCTCCCGACCCCTGTGGACGGTAAGGATGCTGAGCCGGTTACCGATGGGCAAATCGATGCCCGGCTGTCCGAGTACCTTACCATCCACCCTATCGAAGTCCCCGAGCCGATCCCCGGCGAGAAGGGCGAGGCGGGTAAGGATGCCGACCCGATAGACCTAGGGGCCGTCGTCGAGGAACTACTGCCCGCGCTCGCTCCGCGTGTGCAGGAGGCTGTCGCTGAGGCGGTCGCAGGCATCCCTATCCCCGAGCCGATCCCCGGCGAGAAGGGCGAGGCGGGCAAGGATGCCGACCCTGTCGAGCTATCCGCCGTCATCGAGGAACTTGTGCCCGCGCTCGCTCCCACGATTGAGGAGCAAGTTGCAAAGGCAGTCGATCTGAAAGCGATTTGTGAGATGCTGATGCCGCTTCTGAAGCCAGTCATCCTCGAAGTCGCCAAGGAACTTGTCGCGCAGATCCCGGCGCCGAAGGATGGCGAGGATGCAGTCATCACTGACGACATGCTGGATATCGCGGCAGCAAAGTATTTTGCGATCCATCCGCCAGAACGTGGACGCGATGGACGCGACATCACGAATGAAGATGTACGTTCCGCCGTCAAGCTTCACATGCTTGAGAATCCGGTCCAAGACGGCAAGGATGGTATTGATGGAATCAGCTTCACTGATATGGAAGCAGTGTACGATGGCGAGCGAACGGTAACGTTGCGCTTTACGAAGGGCGATGTGGTCAAGGAATTCCCGATCCATATCAGCACCATCATCTATCGCGGCACCTACAAGCACGCGACAGAGTATCAGGAAGGCGACATCGTTACTTGGGACGGCTCAATGTGGGTTGCGAAGAAGGACACCAGCGCGATGCCGTTGTCTGGTCACGATTGGACGCTTGCCGTCAAGCGCGGGCAGAATGGCAAGGACGGAAAGAGCATTCAAGGTGAGCAGGGTCCGAAGGGCAAGGACGGTAAAGACTTGACGATGCATTCTGAGCGAGGTCGCTGATATGAAGCCCTACGACTTCGTTTCAATCCAGCAGGTGAAGGTGGATCTTCGTATCGACAATGATGACGAAGATGCTGACATCGGCTTGAAGATCAGCGCAGCATCACGCAGTCTCGCTGTGTACATCCAGTTGCCTGACGCGTTCCAAGATAGTTCCGGGGCGATTCCGCTGGATAGCTCTGGAGATCCGATTGTCGATGAAGATGTACAGCAGGCAACACTGATTCTTGTCGGCATCATGTATCGTGATCGCGACGGAACGGAAATGGAAAAGTGGCAGCAAGGCTACTTGCCGTTTGCGGTGACGTCGTTCGTCTATCATCGCCGCGTACCTTCGATGTCATAATCATGGCCAATAAATTCTCATCTGGACGTTTGCGTCATCGCATTGACCTTGAGCTTAAGGTTGAAGAGCAAGACTCATCTGGCGATATGGTAGAGACGTGGAACTTGGTGAAGGCTGCACTGGCTTGTGAGATTGCTCCACTCAGCGCGCGCGAATACCTCGCCGCTCAAGCGCTACAGTCAGGCGTGACGACGAAGCTAACAATTCGTTGGAGAATGGGTATAAACGCGAAGATGCGCGCGGTACATCGCTACAAGGGTGTGACGACTTACTACAATATCGCTGGCATCCTTCCTGATCCTGACTCGGGCTTGGAGTGGATGACGCTACCCGTATCCAGCGGAGTCAACGATGGATAATTGGGCGATCCTCGCTACTGGCGAAAGCATGAGCGCTGACGTTGCGAACAATACGAGGCACTACGAAAAAGTCATCGCTGTTAGCGATGCTTTTCGTTTAGCACCTTGGGCCTTCGCTCTGGTTGCGCAAGATCGCGCTTGGTGGAAAACTCATCAAGACGCTTTCGAATTTGCAGGCAGGAAGTTCAGTGCGTGTGAGATTGAAGATGTCGAGCGCATTCGCTCAATGGACGGCGGTTTCTTGAATAGCTCAATGAACAGCGGTTTGCTTGCTTGTCATGTAGCTCAGTTCTTTGGAGCCAAGAGGATTGACCTGTACGGATTCGATCTGCAAGGTTCGCATTACTTCGGATCCCACCCAGCACCATTGAAGAATACATCTCACCAGCGCTACCAGATCATGATACAGCAGTTCGAGAATTGGAATCACAAAGGCATTGAAGTTTACAATATGTCGCCAAACAGTGCATTGAAATGTTTCAAGGAGCCTTGTAATGCTTAAGACCTTTTCAGGACGTAAAGCTAGTCAGAATGAATTCGAACTGAACTCGTTCATCCAATTCTTGCGTGATCACAACGTTCGCAGGTATCTGGAAATTGGTGCACGTCACGGAGACACCTATCACGACGTGATGATGAGCCTGCCTGTAAACAGCGTAGGGGTCGCTGTGGATTATCCTGGTGCGCTTTGGGGAACGCATAAGAGCAAGCAATGTCTCAGTGATGTCAATTATTTCCTGAAGACTCGCGGCTATCTTTCCACTGTGCTGATTGGCGATAGCACTAGCCCTGAAGTGATCAAGGCAATTAAAGCTCTCAGCCCATTCGATGCTATCTTGATTGATGGTGATCATCGATATGAAGGAGTCAAGCAGGACTGGATCAACTTCCAAGATCTTGCCCCAATCGTTGCATTCCACGACATTGTTGGTGAAGGTCAGAGCGAGAAAGTCAGCAACAACCCTGTAGAAGTTCCGCGCTTGTGGCGAGAGATTAAGGACGAGATCCCGGAGCTTTGTGTAGAGTTCATCGACGCTGGATCAAAGATGGGGATTGGCATCGTATGCGGACGGTAAGCATCCTCGCAGCATCATCTGCACATCAGCAGCAGCACGCCTATGCGCTAGCTGACGGTCTCGCACGTCACGGCTACAAGGCACAGATCAGTGCGCGCGCAAACGAGTTGACGTCGGATATCGTCGCATGTTGGGGTTGGAGGAACGGTCAACAGTTCTCAGGCGGTAACCGTAGAGTGCTGGTTATGGAACGAGGCTACCTTGGGGATAGGTTCTCTTGGTCATCGTTGGGTTGGGACGGGCTGAATGGTCGCGCGCGTCTCCCGCAGGTTGCGGACGACGCATCAAGGTTCAACAAGCATTTCGCTCACCTATTCGAGAGCGAAGCCCGCCCCGGTCGAGAGCACGTGCTTCTTATCGGGCAGGTTCCTCGCGACGCAGCGCTGGCAGGGCGCGACCTATCCCGCTGGTACCTCGATACTGCTAAGGAAGCTGCAGCGCTCTACGGGCTTCCTACGGTCTTCCGTCCACACCCGCGCGCCCCCGCAAATTCGTACCCGGTGAATCTGTATTCGGTTAAGGGCGATCTCGCTGCTCAGATCCGCTCTGCGGCAGCCGTCATCACCTACAACTCCAATACCGGTGTCGAGTCAGTTATGGCCGGGGTGCCGACTCTTTCATTTGACGAAGGATCGATGGCTTGGGCGGTTACCGGGCACGAACTTGGAAAGCATTATGATGGCGATAGGCTTCAATGGGCGCAGCAAATGGCTTGGAAGCAATGGATGATTGAAGAGATCGAAGATGGTTCTGCACTTGAGCGAGTCTTTGAGGTGATGTGATGGTAGGAAGCGTTTCCCAGCAATTCCGAATTCAGGGCGCAGACCGAGCGATCAATATCCTCAAGACGCTCGGGACCAAACTTCAGCGCAAATATTTGGGCAAGGCAGTTCGCAAAGGTGCCACCATCGTCAGGCTTGATGCTTCAGCGCGAGCACGGACCTTTGATCGTGCGGATACACCGAACAAGATTTGGAAGGAAATTGTAGTTCGAAGCAATAGCCGTCTTGCCCGTAAAAATGGAGGGATTGCGCTTTCAGTTGGCGTGAAAGGCGGCGCCCGGCAGTATGTAAACAACAAGACAAATCGTCAGCAAGGACGTGTAGGCGGGCAATACGAGGGTCCGGGCAAGGTATACTATTGGCGCTTCCTTGAGTTCGGAACTAAGAAGATGGCCAAACAGCCTTTCATGGTTCCAGCTTTGCAGGGGAATGTTGATAAGGTCACTACGGTGATTGTGAATGAATTGAACCTTGGGATTGATGCAATTGTAGCAGGAGGCGCGTGATGTCTGACGTACCTGTATATGAAATCCTGAAGGCATTCGCGCCGCTACGTACTTTGCTTGGAGGCGGGAACAAGCCGCCGATTTTCGAAGCTGAAGCAAAGCATGGACAGCAGACACCGTACATTGTATGGACGACTGTGAGTGGCGCTCCTGAGAATTACCTTGGATCTCGAACTGATGTTGATTCTGTATCCACT